TCGTACTCCTTGTTGACCACCGCAACCTCTTCAACGCCACCCCCCGTAGGGGGCGGCGAGGGGGCCGGCTTGCCCTGGCCTCGGGCGGCGAGGATCAGGTCACGCTCGGCCTCCATCTGGGTCTTGAGCTGCTTAAGCTCGGCATCGGAGGTGAAGAGGTATTTCAGCGGGGTATCCGAATCGCCCTTGATGGCACGATCCACGGCGCGGATCTCGACCGCCAAGCGCTCAAGCGGATCTAGTTTGCCTGCCATCGACTTGATGCTGGCGCTGACGTTGGCGAACAGATCACCCATTGCCACCGTGGCATCGGCCGCGACGGTGGTCAGTGAGGCGACCAGGCCGATCAGGATACCGAAGGCCTCCTTGGTCGCCGGATCGCTCATCACGCGGGTCAGTTCCTCGATCGCCTCGCGGGCACCGATCAGGCCTTCGCTGCCGGTGTCACCTTCCAGTAGATCGCCAAAAGCGTTCTTCAGCGCCTGAATGCTACCGCCCAGGGTGTCGCGAGCGGCGCGGGCGCTGCCGCCCATCTGGGTTTCCAGCTCAGCCAGGATGATCTTCTGCGCATCTATGGTCCGCCCCGACTCGACCAGGGTCTTGATCTGCTCCTTTTGTTGCTCGGTGAACTGCACACCCACTCGCGAAAGCGCCGCTACACCCTGGATCGGGTCGTTGAGCGCCTTGCCCAGCTGAATGGCCGAGGATTTGAGGTCCTGCCCCATGGCGGTACTCATGTCGAGCACCGTCTCCAATGCCCGAGGGAACACCTCGCGGCCGATCTTGGTAAAGGTCAGTAGCAGTGACTGAGCGGGAATCACCGCCTCGTCGCCGTAAGTAGTGACCTGCTGCATGGCGCTGGCCATATCCAGCAGCTCATCGCGAGTTAGGCCGGCGGCACCCTGGGTCGAGCGCAGGCGCTGCTCCAACTGGGCGGTGACACGCTCCTGCTCGATGGTGGCGCTGATCACCGCCTTGTATACGGCACCACCGGCAATGGCTGCAGCCACCTTGCCGATGGTGCTACCGAGCTTCTCCATGTTGCGGCTGGAAGACTCGGCCTGGCGGCCGGTATCCGCGACGGCACCCTCCATCTGCTTCAGCTCGCCGATTGCCTGCTGCAGGTCGGCGCGGATGCGCATTGCCAGTTCGAGGTTCTTGCCAGCCAGAGCCATGGGATGCGGTCACAGTCGAGGGGATGTGCCGCCATGCTCGCGCGCGCAAGGCAAAATGTATTTTGGACGGGGCAAAAATAGAAAAACCGCCCGAAGGCGGTTGAGGTGGTCTAGTCGCGCTGCAATTCCTTGAAGTGCTCAATTGCTTTGTCACCCCCAGCAAACGCATGGCTGGCGTCCACCAGGTGCGCCGCCCGTTGCTGGCGCTGATCATGCAGGCAGCGGACATATAGCAGCTCGATTTGGCGTCGGGTCATTTGCCCTATCTTCTCGATGGGGCCGAAGCCAGCGCGGTTCAGGCAGAGGTAGACGTCACTCCAGCGCAGCGTGCGGCCCGCAGCCTTTCGTTGAGGAGCTGGCCTACAGCACTGCGCACGAAAAAAGGGCCATTCACCCCCCACCAAACCAGCAGCAGGTGGTGGCCGTCCTCATGGCCCAGTCCAGCCACCCACTCTGTGGGCTGGTCGCAGGCCTTGGCCATCAGCTCCGGCAGACGGTCGGCGTGCTCGGCCAACAGGTCTAGAACGTCCTCCAGCGCGTTCAACTCGCCCTCGGCCAGCACCGGCTTCAGGGTCTCAACCATCGGCGCATACAGCGGCCGCAATTTGAGGCCCTCAACGAACCCGTACTCACGCACCACCAACTGGCGGCCGGCGATGGTGGGTTCGCGCTCCGGGTGGAGTATCTCCAGGTCGTCATCACCAGGGGCTGGCTTGGCAGCGGCCTTTTTGAGGGGCTGGTCTGGGTCAACCTTGCGCGCCATGGGTTACGCCTCCGGCAGCTGGACGCGAGCAAAGCCACCCAGGTTGGCGTTCTGGAAGTTCACTGCATCAAACAGGATGTCGCCGGCCAGGTTGAGGTTGCCCAGGCTGTCGGTGATCAGCGCCAGATCCGATACCGGGTCGAACTTCATGCGGTACACCGTCACTCGCACGCGCTCGTCGTCGACGGTGTTGATGCCGTCCAGCACGCCATAACGCTCTACGTTGTTCAGCTTGAACATCGCCAGGTTGATGTAGGCGTCGTGCGTATAGGCCGCCGAGAATGGCTGTACCAACGCGCCCGGGTCGAGGATCTCGACCAGGCCAGCGGCCGGCGACTCGATGCGGTAGTGGGTATTCAATACCAGGGGTGCGGGCGTGGGCGTGGCCGCGTCAGTCAGGGCCAGAGCGCTGATTCGCGGGTGATCGAGCATAACGATATCGCCAGCCGCCAGGGCCGCCGGCAATGCCTCACCGCTCACCGAACCGGTGGCGATAGCTTGCGCCTCGCTCTGCACCGCCAGCGCCAGGTTCTCGGCTGTCATGGCGTTAAGCACCAGGGTAAAGCGCGCCTTTTTGGCCTTGGGGATGGTGACCGAGGTCAAGCGCTGGCCGCTCCAGGATTCCTGGCGCTCTTCCTTGTCGACAGTGAGCTGGATACCCAGGGTGCTGGCGTCGTCAACCCAGCGCATTTTGCCGGGCTTGCCGTTGCTCAGGCGTTGGCCGAGGAAGAATTTGCCATTGAAGGAAAAGTCTTTCATTTACTTGGTCTCCTTGCTGGCCGGGGCCGCGATGATGCCATGGGTAATCAACCAGGCCTTCTCGCGCTCATTGACCTCGATGTCGGCATCGCTGGCGTACTCGATGCCCTTGTGGGTGTGCTTCTTCAGCAGCTTCACTTTTTCCAGCTGGGCCGGTACGGCCTTTTTCTCGGTGCTCATGGGGCTCCCCCGATGATCTGTTGGGTTTGGTAAACGTCAGTCCACAGCAGCGTGCTGGCGTCGTAATCCAGCACGTCGCCTTGAATAAAGCGGCAGGGCCTGGCCCCCAATACATCTGGCGTCCAGCCCATCAGGGCACCGCGCACCTTGCCAAGCAGCGGTTTAAGCTCATCCACAACCTCTGCGCCCCGGGTGTCGCGATAGTTGCGCACCACCAGCACCACGCCAAAAGTCACCAACAGGCGCTGAGTGCCGCGGCCAGGCTTGGGCTCATCGCCATCAGCGCGCTCACGCACCAACAGGCCGAAGGCACAGGGCGTGCGAAAGTCGCGCAGGCTGGTCACTGCGCCGTACTCGGCCACTCCCTCTACGCTCTGCAGCTCGGACACTTCGGCGAGCAAGCGGGCAATGATCAGGTTGATATCGAAGGGGGCGCTCATGGAAAGGCCTTGAGTTGCTTACGGCTGGACACGTTTTCGGACGCCTCGAAGCGCACGTCCAGGTTGTTCGGGTTGGACTGGATGGGGTCGGCAGCGCCCAGGCTGAACTTGCCGGTGGCGGTCAACTCCAGGAATTTGAGTGCGTCACGGTAGGCCCGCACGATAGGGTCGTTATCCTCGCGCCCCTGGCGATCCTTGTGCAGCAGGTAGCGGGCGATATCGCGGGCCCAGCCCGTCACCAACTCCGGTACCGGGCTCAAGGGTAGGCCATATCCTCGGCGCGCCAGGTAGCCGTCAATCAGGCTTTCCGCCTGGCGCACGGCGTCCTCGATACGCTGCAGGGCATCATCCGCCGCAGTGACCTGGTCGGCTGTCCAGGCGCTGCGGTCGCCACCGCGCAGGGTGGCTTCCATCAGTTCGGACGGCACCATGGCCAAGTGCGCAGCGCTGGCCACCTGGGCCAGCTCACGTGCACCAGGGCGCTCGGCCAGGTCGGTGGGGGTGATGTACTGCATGGCTTATTGCACCCCGACCCGGCCGCCGAAGATCCCGCGCTCAACCTTGAGGTTGGGCTCGCTCTCCAGCTGCTCGATCTGCTGCTCGGTCAGAGCAGACAGGGCAATACCGGTGCCCTCACGGGTGAAGCGGAAACCACAGCGGCGGAAGCCCTGTTCGGGAACGGCGGTTACCCACAGGCCTTCGATGTCGCCATCGTCGTCCATGGCATTGTCGGCCCCAGCTGCGAGTACTCCAGCTGCTGCAGCGTCGATGACAGGAGTATCGGAGCCGTTACCGCCCTGCAGCGCATTCAAAGCAGCCGCCAGCGGATCCTCGCCACCCGAAACACCAGGTGGATACGGCGTAGGTTCGAGGCCGAACTTCTGCTCGATCTGCAAAACGAGTTGCTCAGGCGGCAACACGTCGTACTGTCCGATCTCGACGAACTGACCTACCAGGCGCAGCAACGACTCAGGAAGCTCTGCGAGCGGAATTACATCGATGCCACCCGCTTTGAGCGCCGCGATGTAATCGCCAACGGCCAGGCCGCCGACAATAAGAACAGTCGGGGCATCCGGCCCCTTAGTACCGGCCTCCAGGCCGGGTGCAGCGCTCACGGGTTGTTCGGTGCTGGCCGCCGGCTGAGTGACCAGCTGTTCGGCGGTAGCAGAGGCAGCCGCAGGGGCCGCCTTGTCTACGTTGCTAGCGGCCGCTTTGGGGGCAGCGCTAGTGGTTGTTTTACGAGCCATTGTCAAGCCTCGCTTAAGCCAGCCACGGCGTGACGAGCACGTCGACCAGGTCGCGGTTGATGTTGGTGGCACCGGCGGCGTTGCGTTCTGCCTTGACCATTTCCATGGCCTTTTCGCGCAGGGTCGGTGGCACAACCAGGAGCTTCGGCCGGATACCCAGCGGGCGGCCGTTATCGCCTTTCATGCTCTGCATGGCGGCATAAGCAGCACCGAAGCTGGTCGCATCCAGCGCTTCCTTGCTGGAGTACGCCAGCTGCCAAAGGCCGTAACCTACGTTCAGGCGGGCATCCACGCCGTAGACGAATTCCTTCTGGCTGAATACGTTGTCGTCGGTTTCCTTGTCCTTGGAGACAAAGCTGTACGGCTTGCGCTTCTGCAGGATCAGCGGCCGCATGACACGGCTGACGTCCAGGAGGAACCACGGCGTACCGCTGCCGCCCTGGAAGTTGCTGACCGACGCTTCGTTACCTGCAGCGTCCAGCACTGGGTGGTCGGTGTCGAAGAAGTTCTGGCCGTCGTAGCACTTGCCGGTGAAACCGCCTTTCAACAGCGCATACACCAGCTCGGCCGGGTGTTCCTTCGCGTCCTGGCCCATTTGCGCCATCAGCGGGGTGTAGGTGCCGTACTGATCGTCCTCGATTGCCTCACGCGGCACGCCCACGGTGTTTTCGAAGGATTTGTTCTTGATGGCGTAGTCGTGCAGGCCGAGGTTCTGGATAACCCGGTCGCCGATCCACTCGCGGAAACGCGTGGTTGCGCCCAGCCAGCCGTATTGCTCGATGGCGGTGCTCGAATTGACCTCCAGCACCAGCTGGTCGTAGTCGATCGGAGCACCGTCGAATGCTTGGCGAAAGGACGCCCGGAAGCCGGTCTGCAGAAGGGAAAGGTTCTGGCGATTGATGATCATCTGGGTCTCGCTCCTTAGATCTCGATCCAGACGCCGTCGCTATCCACATCGCGGATAACGCCAGCTACTGAACGGGTGTTGGTGCCGGAAGTCTTGGCGACCGTTTGGTCGTCAACGATGTAGGCGTTGGTGCCGATATCGGCTCGGGTGATTTCGTCCGCTGCAGCACTGTTGACGAACGGGAACACGCCCCGGCGCGACTCGATGCGCAGGTCACCGGCGGCACCGGCGCTGTTATCCACATGCTCCTGGGCTACGCCACGCGCCGTGAGCGTGGTGGCGGTTGCACCAGGTACGGCATTGCCGGCGGCGTTCAAGCACACCAACGCACCGGCAAAGATGCGCGTAGCGGCCGCGAGCGGGTCACTGAACAGCACGCCATCGCGGCGCTTGGTGTTGCGGTCTTTGGTCAGGGCCATGATTTAGGCCTCCTTCGCGGCTTTGAATTGCTCGGGGGAAACGCCCATCGAGCTGCATACAGCCAGCTCCTCCTGGGTCAGGCCGGTTTTCTCGTCCGGCAGCGGCGGCTTGCCTTCGGTCTGGCTGCGCGTCAGTGCGGCGATCGGCGCGGCCGTGTCCAGGTAGGCGGTGAGCGCGGCGCGGTTCGACTTGCCGAGGTCGCGTGCCCAGGACTCCATGCCCTTGTGTAGCCGGCCATCCTCCAGGGCAGCGGTAATCTCGCCGTCCAGGTCCTTCTGGTCGCGCTCACCGAGGCGAGCCGTCAGCGCCGCGACCTCGCCCTGCAGGCTTTGCACGACATCGACCGGCACGAACTTGGCAGGATCAACGGCAGAAGTAGTGGCCTTGGCCTTGAGGCCGGTACAGGCTGCCACCAGCGCTTCGCCCGTGGCCTTGTCATCCAGGCCAAGGGCTTTGCGCAGGTTGGTGTTGTGGGCGGAGAGCGCGGCGACTGCCTGCTCCTCGGTGGTGTTCTCGGCGAGGCCGAGGGCGGCGATCAGCGCCAGCAGCAATTGGTTCACGGGGTTTTCCTCTGAGGAGTCATCGAAACAGCCGAACGACGCCGCGGCACGCAGGCTGAGTTCCTGCATGCCGTCGATTGCCGGGGCATTGGTGAGCGCGCCCATCTGCACGTCCAGGACGTCGCCGGTGGTCTGGTGGTAAAGGAAGACGGGGCTGAAATACTGGTACTCGCCCTCGGCGATGTACTGCGCGGCGCGGGCGGTGAGCTGCACCTGGGCGAAGAGGCCTTCGCCTTCGCGCCACTCCAGATCTTTGTACCAACCAGCGGCAGGCGCTGGCTGACCGTTCTCTTCTTTGCGCAGCGTCTGGTGCTCGTAGTCGACCACGCGCTTGGTCTTGGTCGAATGGAAGCGCTCGATCACCTTGCTGGCCACGGCCTGGTTGATATGCCAGCTCGGCACCTTGATTTCACGACCATCCGCCGGCGTGAAGTGGCCGGAAGGGGTCACCTGCAGCCAGATGGTGTTGTCGTCCGCTACCGCGCCCAGCGAGAAACTACAGGCGGCGAGTGCAACGGCGAGGGGGAGGCGTTTTCTGTTCATGTCGCCGAGGATGGCGAAGCGCGCGCGCAGAGTCTTTTGGACGAAGCAAAAACCTGCTTGGCAGGTTTTAAGGGCTGGGGCCGCAATTGCACGCTGGGCAGGCAACTGGATGGGCGCTGCACGTGTTTATAAACGCTATCAGCGCGATGCTGCCCCCAGCATGAGTACAAGCACCGCGCCTAAGGGCGTTAAAACGCTTCTACGGGGCTCTACGGGCGCTTGCTGTTTTTACCCTTGCAAACGGACGCGAAGGTGGTCGCGGGCAGTCGCGATGATCTCGTTGGCGTCATCGTCGGAAACACCCAGGAACGGCCGCGCCGGAATATCGCCCCACGGGATCGGCGCACCGCGCTTGGTCTTGCCGAACTTGCCCTTGAGCGCGCCGAACTGATGCACCGCGCCATACACCCGATCGGTACCCACCAGCAGCGTGGTGCCCTGCACCTGGGGGAATATCTGCCGCACCAGGTCGCCACGGCGCTGCAGGATCTTGCCCGGGTTGGGCGACTTGGTTTCCAGGTAGCGCGGGCTGAGCGTCTGCCATGCCTGGCCATCCGGCCCACGCTGGGCGCTGAAGCGGTCGCGGGTGCTGTTAACCAGCCCCTCGCCGATATCCAACAGCATCGGCCGTGGGTCTGCCAGCTCGGCCAGTGCGCCGCGTATGGCCGCCAGCACCTGGCTGTTGTCGAACTCCAGCTCTACCCGTGCACCACTCACAGCTCACCCTCCAGCAGTATCAACTGCCCAGCCTGCACGCGCCGCCGCAGCGCTGCCACATCCAGCGCCTGCTGCACGCTGTTTGCAGCAGCCTCGCCGACCACCTGGTAGCGCACGCTCACCGCTAGGTCGTCGCCGTAGACGTACACCAGGGTATCGCTGCCAGCATCGAGCAGCACCGCGCGCGGCCGGGCCAGCGCAGTGGGTAGGTTGTTGATGCGCCCGGCGCTGGCTGCGCGGGCGTCGCGGCCTTTACCGGCGAGCATGCGCAGCATGGCTGCGTCGCCGATGCCAATCGCGGCTGTCAACGGCGTCACCCCAGCCCCGGCCATGCCCGCCACCAGATTGGGACTGAGACTGCCCAGCACCATGCTGCGCCCGCGCGCCTTGCCGTCGAGCACAACGTCATCGAGCAACCTGCGCCAATCATTGTCCACTGCGCGGCTCACAGCACCGTGCTGCAGCAGCTGCTGCGCCATGCTCGCCGCTGGCGCGGCAGGCAGGCGCTCGGTCTTACTCAGACTGTGCTGCACCTGGCGCTCCAGTGCGCTGCGCCCTGGTGCATAGCCCCAGCCTGGGTCTATACCCTCGGGCACCTCCACCACCTCGCCCTTGTGCATCACCCGGCGCGTCTTGCTGGCTGGTGCCTGGTCCGGTCCATCCTTGCCCATGCGCTTGAGGTCGCGATCATTCAGCGCCCGCACCCCGCACTGGCAGCCCCAGCCGTTGGGCGGGTAATGGATTTGCCACCAGGGATCGTCGGCAGCGAGCACCAGGCCGTGCCAGGCTTCATGCTCAGGGCGCGGGGTGATCACCGCATCGCTGTGCTCGTACATCCAGTACGGCCGCGTCGCTTTAACGGCCTGCAGCTGCTGGTAGCGGCCGGCCGCGTAGCTGGTGCGCAGGTTGGTCTCGTAAATCACCCGTGAACGCCAGGCCTTGCCGCCGTCGGGCTGCCAGCCGTAGTTGTCGAGTACTGCGGCAAAGTCCTCGCGAAAGGCCTCCAGGGTGTCGCCGTTGTCCAGGGCGCTCTGCAGCACCTGTTGGATGTCCGCCACCATGTCGACCCGGTGCGCACCGGCTACCACGAAGCTGTGGTCGTGGGCCGCGCCACGCACGGCGAAGTAATCCACGCTCGGCAACTTGCGCCGCAGGAACTCATTCTGCTCACGGAACGGCACGCTGCCGTAGCTAGCTGGCTGGGCCATCAGCGCGCCTCGTCCTCGATGTCGTTACGCCCGGCCAGGTCGGCGGCAGTCAGCGCTTCGGCCATCGCCTCGGCGTACTTATCCAGACTCAACTGCGGGGCCAGCTCCAGCAACCCGGCCTGGATGGCCTCCAGCGAACCGGCCTCGGCTACCAGCGCCTGCAGCTGCTCGGCCCACTCGGCAACAGCTGGCTGCAGGTCGCTCTGCAGGCGCGGCACCATTGCCTCGGCGGGGTCGGTAGGCACCGGGTGCCGCAGTTGGGCGGCGGCAACGG